GGGGATGCATTAAACCATGTACTTGACAAATATCCAAACCATGAGTTAAACTTAAATGTCAAATCCCTCAACTGGTACTTTAAGGAGTTTGCAGATGAATACGCAGTATAAACCTTACACCATAGATGAACTATGCACCACCATATGGGAAGAAAACCTAGAGCACTTTGAGTTTATGAGTGCTATGTCTGCTGGTGATTGTGATTGTCGACTTTGTACCGCCTTTGGTGTTATCTATGAGTATTGGGAGAAATAATGGGTAAAGAGGTTTGGCAGTTTACTATCACAGATAATATGATCAATCATTTAGATATTAATGAGTTAAGCCTATTTGTGAATTCCCTTGAAGATGCTATACAGGAGATCTGTGGTAACTACGAGGTAGAGCCTTGGGAGATGTCTAGTGATTAAGATCACATTAAGATCGCTTGCTTTAATCCCCCGCTTTTGCTAAACTTATATTAAGAACCCAGAGAAAGAGACCCATGCCAGACCTAAAGATACTTACAGAGGATGAATGGTTTAATACCTATAAACCAATTCCAAACCACTTAGATGAGAATGCCTCATTTAATGACGGAGAGAATGGCTATATGTTTGAAACATATGGCGATGAGGTAGAGTTTGTTAAAGCACAAGAGCCTAATAGGATATGGACATATAGTGACGGAGACGACGGTGGGACCTATATCTCTGACGGATATCATGTAGTTAATAGGATTGGGTACTTTGTAACTACCGTGCCCTATGATGACAAACAATACTATCAAATAACAATAACGGAAGGAAAAGAATAGTGCACACCCTACACTATATAGCAGTTGAGGCAGAAAGCAAACAAGAAGCATTTGATAAGGTTGTAGTATCCTTATTACCAAACGATGACGGATATCGCCTAGCAGACTGGTCAGATTGGCATGTCGTAGGTGGGGGAAGGTGGAGCAGTGCAGTTCAAAAGTCGAAAGATTTTATGGACAGTTACGCCAATGATAGTACTGATGTTATTGGCTACACTGAAAATAAAGAAAAATTCGAAAAAGCAATAGAGGGAGTTCTTAAGTGGCGCTCTGAAACTATGAATAGAAACCTATCAGAGATTAAGACTGATAAGTTTATTAGTGACATAGTTGACTATATATCAGACGGCAGTTCAGGTAAATGGTATAGCGACATAATGAATAACTATACTATCAAGCAAACAGTCGACATGATGTTGGGCTCATACATTCCTGATAGTGGCTTTTACGACAGTGTTGACAATACCCCCGAAATTGGGTATTTAAAGGAGCGACTTGACAATCCCGAGCAGGCTCCGCTACAATATCTAGTACCAGTAGATTTTCATTTCTAAAGGAGACCCAATGATAAAAACAGATACTTTAATTCTAGCAGGCCAAATCGGTATTGATAGCGGTCAGGCTATGGTAGGCGACCCATGTTATTTAGAGCAATGGGATACTAACCAAAACGATGAGTGGAATATTGACGGCAAAGAAGGTCAATACTCTTATCATGGTGCTAGTGCTACTACACTTGCTAGCGACTATGGGCAACTAGGATTAGGAACAGCCGTAGTATTTAGCACAGGATATGGAGATGGATTATATCCAGTCTATGTTCAACTTAATAATGATGGCAGAGTTTCTAAAGTTGTAATTGATTTCGAAGGCGACCTACAGGAGGAAAACGAATAATGGCACAATGGAATGTAGAACTTATATTTGAACCAACAGGTGATTATATGAACTTTACATATGACACCGATGAAGAGGATCAAGATCAGATCTTCAATGAAATTATGCATGGAATTTCAATCATACCTGAGAGGATGGACGACTAGTGGGAGCACGTTGCACATTTGTCTTTAAGCAATCAGAGGACCTAGGGGTAGCGTTATACAGCCACTGGGGCGAGTATGAGATGCATAAGGATCTGGCCCTGGCGCTGCAGCACGCAGCGGTACGTATAGGAGATGTTCAATACTACACACGTATGGCTATTAGTCATCTTATAAAGGATTCGATCCTAGATGAGACAGGGTATGGACTCTATGCCTGCAATCCTAATGACCTAGGTTTTATGGATCACCCAATATTAGTCGACCTAACAAATAATACTATTAGTGATGAGACAGGGGACCATTCAATTGGGACCTTTATTAATTACCATTGCTCTGCGGTTTCGCCATCCGTAGGAGCGCTATAGCAGAGGTAGGGTCACCGCTGCTACAAATAGGGGTAGGACACATGCTTGGGTGGTTTGTGTTCTGCCCCACCTTTTGATACAATGTTGAGTGAGGAGTGTTATGTATCGTATTAGTAGAGCCAAAGTTATAACCAAGGAGGAGAAAGTTGCCATGTCTATTGGCAAACTACTTTCTGACTTTTATCTTGACTTAGAGAAGGTTGGATATTATTTGGCTAAGTCTGTTCCGTATTTAATTTATCGCAGGTCTATTGAAGTGCTGGAAAGTGCTAAGTTTCAGGAGGACACAATAGAGCATGAGAAATTAAAATATGATCAGGCTCGCCTTCCATGAGAAAGTTTGGTATACTTGTAATATGAGTGAAACTGGACCAACCAATAAACTAAAGATCCTTTCTGATCTATGGTTAAATTATAGAGATGAAGAAGCGTTTGAAGAGTTCGTAGACTATAACGATATAGGGCTACCACTTGCCTACACTATTCATACTGAGATTGTCCCGCCAACACCAAGGTCTGACCTTTACATACAAGAAACCTTTGATATGCTTTTAGCATCTTTAGGGTTTGTAAATGAAGAGGGAGATGTTGTTGATAATGGCTGGAACGATCTAGAAGAAATGTTAAGTAGTTCTACATCTTATACTGAAAACAATTAGGAGATAAAATGGAAATCATTGAAACGTTAGCAAGCCAGGAAATGTTTGATAAAAGAGTTCAAGATCTTGGTGGGTTGTCTGCAACTACCTTAGATCTAATTCAAGAGATACTTAAACTTGATCCTGAAAAGTATACAGACCAAGAACTAGTACAGTTAATCTCTCAAGCAATCAAACTACACTTTGATTATAAGGAGCCAGCCGAGTAAACGGCCCGGACCATAGTTTCCAAACCATAAAACCTTATTACGATCCAAACCTTTATTTCCCCAAAATTAGATTACGATAGACAAAATATTTTCCAGATTCATGGCCAAACCTTCAAACCTTTATATGTTATAATTTAAATATGTCAAACCAATGTAAAACTAAATGCTACTTCTGTGATAGAGAGGCTATTTATGTATCCGATAAGGATGGTTTGATTATAGATACTTGTCTTATACACTTTAAGTATAGGTATTCTGGTTAATCCCCCCGCCAAAAAAAATAATGATATAATCAGGTTATGGCACCTCATCATTTTTCTAGAATCGGCAGAAGCCGTCGTCAATCACAAACAGAGCGTGAACTTGAACAGCAGATAGAACACGCAATCTCATTTGCTTTTTCCCCAGTACGTCATCCCGTTAAGGCCGTCCGTGATATCAAGCGCCTTTTCAAGCGGGGACAAAGACAATCAGAATCATAATTCCCTCTATATAAAACCTTAATAACTTTCAAACCTTTTTACCTTTTTTTATTACGATATTCGAATTTTTTTCCCAGAAATCCTATGGTTTTATAACATTTTCTTTATTTTTTCTATGGTTTTTTATGGGGTATTTATGCTTGACAAACCATTATATCTATGGTATAAGGCATATGCAGGACATATGGTTTGAAGGTTTAAAGGTTTGGGGATAGGAAGGTTTGGTGGTTTGACATTACGAAGCCCCATGTAAAAGCGCTCCATTCCCCACCACTTTCCTCCACTTTACTCTCCAGTCAGATATAAATATCATCAGTAAGAAATATAAACCATGATATACTCAGTTTATGAGTAAAACCATTAAAAACCAAATCATTGAAAACGCATTTACTGATGAACAAATAGCATATCTTAATGACAAAATATCCTCAATGATGGATAAAATGGTTTATAACAATGATCCTGAAAGAGGCAGAGATGACCTACAACTATGGGATCAAAATGGAAATTATGGGGAGTTTGACCAAACCATCATAAACAAAGTTCTCTCATACTTTGAAGAAGGTTATTCGGTTTATCATGTAACATTCTCTGATTACAACAACAACCATATTAATCCAAACCTTCCACCACACTCAGATCCAAACTATCCAGATACATCTCTTACATTTGATTATCAATTAAAAACAGATGTTGATTGGCAGTTCTGTATAGATGACCAATGTTTTAATATGAAGGACAATGAGGCTATCATTTTTGATCCAAAGAACTCTAGACACTATAGACCAGAGTTAGAGTTTAAATCTGGTGAGTCTGTCAAGATAGTATTTTTCTATCTAAGTAAAAAATAACGGGGGATATAAAACCCTTACTTGGGCCATATTAGCCTATCCTCTATAGCCCTCCATGGCCAATATAAGGTAATCTTTAGGGTCTCTGTGCTTCATGTGGTATTCGAGCAAATAGGATATATTTCCTCTTACTATGGTTTCATGTGACATGGTTAGGTTGTAGCATAGGGTTGCTTGCCTATCCCCGCAGATTTTTATGATCTCTGGAAAAACATCTGGTATTTCTGATACAAAGGCATCATGACCAAACCCCATAGCATTACGAAGCATTACGATCTGTGCTGCAGAATCATATTTCATATTTTTAATTTGGTTTGATCGTTTATCTATATCTGTTTCAAAAAATGAATTAAACTTAAAATTATGTCCATAACCAGAGACTGTTACTGCTGCTATTAAAGATGATGGCCCTGGAGTAGCCGACACTTTAAAACCATTTTCATGACACCATTGTATGATAATTGATCCTGGATCTGCAACACCTGGCATACCATCATCTGATATCAGATATACATCCTCACCTTTTGTAAGTATATCTTTTAATACTGACAAGACTTCTTTTTCTTCTGGGTTGGTTGCTTTACCGTTTTTTTGCGATGTTAAATAAATAATATTAGCCTTAATTTTAATATCAAGTTTAGATAATATTTCTTCAAAGTTGTATTCGTTTTCGGCTATTATATATTTAGCATTTTTTATCATATCAATATTTTTCAATGGCATATCTCTGGGATTACCAACTGGCATACCTACAATATATAACATCAAACCATTATAGCAGGTATTGAGGTTTGACAAACCTTTCAACCTTATGTATAATTAATATTGCTCCACAAAGAAGCAAGACGGACTCTGGTACCTGACAGCGTCTATAAAGGAAAAGATCAGGATAGGACCTGGACAAGTCTTAAAACTGTCCTTAAATTTAAAGACAAGGATAAAATAATGGATACAAACCTTACATGGGATGATGGAAATATATGGAAAGGCTGGACATATAGCCTTGAAAAGAATCGTTATTACTTTGATGATATTGGGGATGAGTCTTTAACTACCCTTTGGAATAGTGAATTTTTAAATCAGGCATATTAGAAGAATTAAACCAATAGTGCACCGCTAGGTGCATTCATTAGGTATACCCCTTCTATTTTCCGCCGAACTTTAAAACTAATATGATAATATATAGTTATGGAAAAAATACCCCAAATAATAGAAGAGGTATTAAAAGCCGACGAACTTTTGAAATTACAAGAATATTTTAAATCAAATTACAAAAATTATCATTTTGAAAAAAAGCGTGCTAGATATATTACTGATTCGAATTCTGTTCCAATTTTAAAAGATTTTTTATATTCAAGCCTAGACATAGTTAGAAAAGCCCTAAATAACGACAACATTGTTCCCACAGTAGGATTTTTTGCACATTACGAAGGCGATGTAGGTTTACAAAAACATAAAGATAGTTACGCAGGAACTCATACACTTAGTATGCCAATTTATCAAACCGAGCCTTGGAATTTATATATTGATGGAATCCCATATCTTTTAGAGGTTAATCAGGCGGTAGCATTTTGGGGACAAGATCAGTATCATTGGAGAGATCCGATTTTAAATCCAGAGTCTAAACATGTTGCAGTTATATTTTGTCATTACGCAGAGCCTGGTCATTTTAGATTAAGACAACAAGACCTAAAATAATAATGATATACTAGAATAATGGCTCAACATAATTTGGTTAATTTAAGTAATTCTACCGCTGAACTTTTAAGTCCGTTTGGCACACACTCAGGCGTTGACATTACAATTCAAAATGTCAACTCAGATGGATATGTTTATATTGGCGCAAGCAGCCAAGTAACATCAACCAATTATGGATATCGCATTTCACCAAACAACGCTATATCATTTGAACTTCCAGGATCTGATTCCTTGTATGCAATAGGATCAACAACTGGATTAAAAGCAGCAGTTATAATTACTAATTTAGATTCTGGTGCATAGTGGCACGTTTTACACATCCTAGTAGTGGAGACGGTTCTGGTCTTCCAGGTCCACAAGGAGATCCAGGCCCAGCAGGTGCTGATGGTGCCGACGGAGCAGATGCTCTTTGGAACTTTTTGGGCGAATGGGTAAATGGAGTTGACTATGCTCCTGGATCAGTTGTTCAATATCAAGGATCTTCTTACTATCACCCTGATGGTCAGTTTTCTTCTTATAACCCTCCTGGTTATGGATGGCTTTTAGTATCTTCTAAAGGGGATGCAGGAACAGATGGAACTAATGGTACAGATGGTGCAGATGGCGCAACTGGTAGCCCAGGGCTTGTTTACTTAGGCAACTATGTTTCAGGAAATGGATATTTAGCAAATGTTGCAGTTGTAAAAGGAAGCGACAATAACCTATACATTGCAACATCAAGTGGTGGACTAGGAGATCCTGTTGGAAACACTGCAGAATGGAGTATATTTTTACCAAAAGGCGCAGATGGTGCAGATGGGGCTGATGGGGCAGATGCAAATTTAGATACTGGAACAACAACAATTAATTCTTACAACCCAGTTTGGAGTGGTACAGGATTAGCATACACCAATACTCCTGCTACTGGATCTTATATTAAAATTGGTAATCTTGTAACTGTGCAAATAGATGTTTTATTTACTAATGTGTCAAATTTTGGAACTGGTGCATACTCTCTTACTTTGCCATTTGCATCTAAATATCACACTGATGTTTATGGTGGATCTATTCACAAAATTACAAATCAGGGTATAGATCACTATAGCCTTAAAGGACACCTTGTACCAACATCTTCAACTTTTACTCTTTGGGTAATAGGAAGTAGTGCTGCAGATCAAACTTTTAATAACAATACCCCTGTTGGTATAGATACAGACGATAAATTCCATATGTCATTTTCTTACATTTGTGAATAATCTAGTTTTTCGTATTCTTTTATAATAGTATTAATTATCTTAATTACTCTTTTTGATGATATCTTTTTAGCGTCAAAAGCCTCTGTATATCCATCCTGTGGCATGTCTTCTTTCTTTAAATATGTTCCAGGGAATCTAGCACGAAACAATTCGAGTGCCCTTTTTTCTACACAACTAGCCAATTTCCTATCCTGAAAATACCAATATTTCATAACAATCCATCCCCTTGCTCTATGCTGGGCATATCTTTTATTGGATAGGTTTGTTATTCCTATTTTAAATGCCCGCAAAAATGGACTATAAACTAAATATAATATTGTTCTTTCCATTTATATATTATACTTGAACAATTGATTGATGTAGGGTATAATGATACTAAAGGAGAAAAAATGACTGCACTATTAATGCTATTTAGTTTTTTTATTGGGTTTGTTTCATGTTATTTTTTTATGACACATGGGGTTGACCAAGAAGGATTTTGGGTATCAAACAAAGAATTTGATCGTGAATAAAAAAGTAGTTATTTGTGATATGTGTAACAAAGAAATTGAAGTTAGGTGGGGAGTTTTTGCAAATCAGACCCTACTCAGACACAAAAAAATGGAGCATAAATGAAAAAAAATAATGATAAAGTATCTCAGTCTAAAGTTAAAAGAGCAAATAAAAATAAAAAAAGATTAGCCAATAAGCAAGATTTTTCTAAATTTGAAAGAAAACAGATCAGAATAATGGATCAAATTAGAAGGTTGGCATATGCAAATATGTTGACAAAAAAAGAAAATGATTCCCAATGAATTAGAACTTCGCAAACAAATAACCAACATTCTTTTTGAAGAGGTTGGTAAAATTAAAGTTCATATTATAGATATCAATAGTACTATTTTAGAAATTGAATATGATTTGATAACAGATAGAATTATAGAAGAAATAAAAAAATTAATTTAGTTTTTTTAAATAAATATCTGAAGTTAAATTATCGTTTAAAGCAAAAGCATAAACGTACCATTCTGGATTTTTATTTAGAAAACGGTTGATTGCAGGAACAGTTCCCATCTTTTCTCCAGTTTTAGTTTCATTATAATAAATATTATAGTCATTAAATCCTAATATTCCATTTTTGTTTAATCTTGGTATTGAAAGTTCTATTTGTTCTCTTATTGATTTTTCCGTTACGTCATAATCCATATACAAAAAATCAAAACTTTCATTGTTTTTAGAACAAAATGAATGATATGTATCTTTAACGAGATTTACATTTGGAATATTTTCAAATCTTTTACAAACAAAATTAAAATGATCATTTTGACTATTCCATCTTGGGGCATCATACTCTGGTGCATGCCAGTCTATTGTTTCGTATGGATCAATCAAGATTGATTTAGATGGGTGACATTCTTCAATAACTTTTATTGCAAAATCTCCAGCAAGGACCCCAGCCTCTAAAAATGTTATCCCTTTTGGTAAAGTTTTTATAAATTCATACCTAGTGCTATATAATTTTGCATTTTCTAATTGCTTTTGAGGTATCATTATTTGTGGCATTAAATTATTATACCATAGAATGATGTATAATGGAGATATGATAGAAGAGAATTTTATACCGCCATCCAATATGCCAGAAAAACGATTAGACAACGTTAGCAAAATTATTGGTACTGGTCCTAGTACAATTAAAGTAATTAAAAATTTTATAGGACAAGAAGACATTAATAAATTTATAGAATTTGGAAAAACTGTAGCAGATTTTAATAAAGATAAAACTCATCATTATACTGCAACTCAACGTGGCACTAATGATAAAGAATTAAAAAAACTTTTTATTAAATATGAAGAAAAATTAAGACAACAAGCAGAAGAGTTGTATGGTCTTAAATTAACTAAAGAAAGAGTATTAGATTTATTTATTCATCCAGAAGGATCATATTTAGAACCACATACAGACATTATTGATTACCATCAACCAGAAATTTATGATCAAGGTAATTTATTTGCACAACAAAAAAAGGATTTTCCATTTCTTTGGAGCGGACATCTTTCAATTATTTGCTACTTAAATAAAGACTATGAGGGTGGCACATTATATTTTCCAGAACAAGATGTCAAGATAGTTCCAGAACCTGGCATGTTTGTATGCTTTCCTGGCAATCTTCATTTCATTCATGGGGTTACTAAAACACATGGAGCAACTAGATATACAATATCTTTATGGACAAGATTTTCTGACTTTAAAAACAAATTGATAGAAGAATAGTATGCAGCGTGGCTATTTTGAAATAAAAAATGTTCCAAATATAAACCCTGAGTCAATCTTAAATGATGTTGCTACTACTCAAAATAATATAGAGATGGATGGTGTCACACAAACTTTAGGAACAGGTCCAGATTCAATTAAAATTATAAAAAACTTTGTTGATAAAGAAGAATTAGAATTATTAAAAAAGTTGTGTGATTTTAATTATAAAAATATTCAATTTAATCAAATAAAAGAAACAAATTTAATAATTACTAAATATAAAGAAAAAATAAAAAATACTGCCGAAAATATTTTTGGGTTTAAGTTAGAACATGACGACTTAGCAAATGAAATTAATTTAAAAACAAATTATTTAAATGGAAGAAAACCTAATTTTGCAACAGATGTTCATACTGACACTCTTACTGATATACAAAATAATATTAAATATGCTTGGAGTGGTCATATATCAAATCTTTTATATCTTAATGATAACTATTCTGGAGGAGAACTTTATTTTCCCCATCACAAAATTAAAATAAAACCAGAGCCTGGAATGTTAGTGTCTTTTCCTGGCAATTGGTTTAATAGGCACGGAATATTACCAGCAAGTGATTTTAGATATGCAATAAATATTTTTTTAAAAATATCAAATTTTCCTAGTCAGCCATTATATATATAAGACCAATCTTTAAATACTTGTTGTATTTGTTTAGCCTGTTCTATTTCATTTTTTGGATTAACATCCATAGTATGCCTCCAATGTCCATCTCCAATGCAATTAAAACAAATCATTTCTACAAACTCATCATCGTTAAATAATGTTTTTTCTCTCCAATGGGCTTCTTTCTCTCCCTCAAAACAAACTGCATCGTTGTCTAATAGTTCTATCTTTTTACCTTCAATAAGCAAATCCCATTTTTTATTAGTTCTAACTTGATAGTCAAATACTACTTCACAGGCATAATCATCTTTATGTGGCAAAAGTTTAGGAGTGCCATATTCTTTTTTAAACCTCATAAAGCCAATATCTTTTACTATTAATTTTTTATTGTATGTATTGTTGACATAGGCTTCAACTTTATCAATAATATTTTTGTTTAAATTATCCAAACCAATTAATTTTCTTCCAGTTTGTCTGTATACTTTTCCAGCACCAGTATCTTCTGTTTCTTTTATATTATTTAATATAATATTTATTTCTTCTTCATTAAAAAAACTATTAATTATTTTATACATATTTTTATTATATCATTAAATAAAAAAGGCCACACATTTCTGCATGGCCAATTTATTTTATTATACTTCTATATTACTTGGTTTTACGTTTTGAAGTTGGCAGAGCCTTCTTTACAGGTGCCTTAGCAGCCTTTAAAGCCACCTCTACTGAGTCAACAGTTGGCAGCAAGCCAAATGCCTTATCTGCAGGATTGATCGCACGTAATAGAACGGGCGCAATGGCAGCAACAAGAGCAGCCCAAAGATCCTTTGGATCAGTTACTCCAGACATGTATAGAGCAATTCCTGCACCTAGTACTGATCGACCATAAGATGCTCCCATAGCCTTTAGTTGTTTAGTGTCAATGTTTGACATGTTTCTCCTTTTCCCCCTTTTTTTTGAAAGGGAATACATATATTATAGCACCATCAACCCTAAACCTTTACTTTATATCCTTTCGGACATTTAGGGTTAATTCCATAGATTTTTTTTATTTCTTTTCCTTTATAACATTTTATTGTTATTTTTATAATTGGTTTTTTGGTTGAAGGGGAAGTAATTGGTTTTGGTGCTATTGTTACATTTTGTTTGGTAACATATTCTTCTGCCTCTTTAATTAAATAAAGATATTCATAAGTAGCAACAGATCCAACATACATAACACTATTCTGCCACCCTTTATCACTACAATTTGGATGCATGCCAACACCCCAAGCCAAAGGTCCTATATATATGTAATCTTGATTATTTTTTACATATATTGCAGATCCAGAATCACCACTACATGTGCTTGGGCCTCCTGGTACTTGAACAGTATGTATTTTCATTCCATAATATTGAGTACTATTTAATGTAGCCTTTACAACATCTAGAGAAACTAAAGGAAATTCAGCATATTGTGGTACTGTTAGGTCATTTTGTCCGTGGCTTGATGATTGTCTGCCATATCCAACAGTAGAAACTAAAGTTTTATTTTTGATGTATAAATCAATTTGTTCTTGATTGGCAACAGTTGCTTTACCATTAATTTTAATAGGTTCTTTTAATATTAAAATTCCAAAATCTTCAATATCAGTAAAATCATTTGGTCCTTTGTGTGCCCAACCCGCTGGCAATATTGTTTTTTCTATTTCCAATAATTTTAAATTTTCTTTTGAATATGTCATTCCTGGTGGCCCAATATATATTTTTGGATATAAACTTTTGGTATCTCTTTCAGAAATACAGTGCCCCGCAGTTAAAACAATTCTTTCAGAATATAAAAATCCAGTACAAACTTTCATTAATGAATTTCCAAATGGATGCTGAACTATTATAGGGACTGCTCTTATATCACCAACGGCATCTTTTGCATTTTCTATAGCATTTGCAATAGGCATGTTTAAAAACAAGGCTGCACATAACAATATTTTTGTTTTATTCATAACACAATTATATCTATAAAAAATATAGTTGTCAACTTTAATATATAAAAATTCTTGGTTTTTTTAAATCTTTTTTTAGTTTTCTGATTTGTTTTTTAACAATAAACCATCTTTTTATCTTTTTAACTGTACTATTTAACATCATTCCCCCTTTTCTTATATTGTTGATAAAACTCTTCAGCCCAAAAAGCATGAATTACTTTTCCACAATGCCCATCTCTTTTTCTTAAATCATCTTTTTCTACCACATGGGTTTTATAATATTTATCAAGATATGTAGTAAGATCATTGTTTTTTAATTCAAAAAATTCATTAAATGGTCCAGGCTTTAAATTATCTAAATCCATAGGATCCCAAGTAGAAAATATTAATTTAACACTATTTGATTTACATAATTCCAAAAATGTTTTCCAGTTTATTAAAAAAAATACAAAATCTTCTAGATATTCTTTTGGTTCAGAAAGTTTTTCAATTTTATTATTTTTTTGTTCATAATGTTTTGGATATGTTTGATAATAAACCCACTCAGTTCCCTCTTTAATACCATTTAATTTTTCTTTATAATAAAATTTTCTTTGATGATTTGGCAAAAGTATAAAATATGTATCTGGATAACCATATTTTTTAAAATAAATAAGAGCATTAATTATAATTCTAGACCAGCCCCATCCAGATTTTGCTAAATTAAAAAATCCAGAACATTTTTCTTCTTTAGAAATTTTATTATAAAGCATGTGGGACCAGGCGTTTTCTATATTTCCCCCAACACCTTCTGTTTCGGAGCATCCGCTAAAAAGAATATGTTTTCCATCATGAACTTTTTTAAAACTATCAGACCTAAAAAAGTCTTCATTATATTGATAAAAAACTGATTTGTCGTCTACTGCTCCAGAATGCAACTCAGGTTCAATAATAGAAAAAACTCTTGTTAGATCGTTGTTTGGAAGATTTTTATTCCAAGTCATATCAAAATTTTCTTTAAACAAATCATCAAAAATATCATTAACTATTGGACTAGAATCTTTTTTTAATTTATAATAAAAATTAAAATCTTCATTTTTATAAATCATTTTTTTCCTTTTTTATTTTTTTTGTCATTTAGACACTTCTTTATATTTTTTATAAAATTCTTGTGACCAAAAAATATGACCTATTTTCCCATTATGTCCATCTCTTTTTTTTAAATCCTCTGGTTTTATTTTATTATTTTTAGCATAACTATTGGTAAACTTTCTTTCATTTTCTTTTGTTAATAAAAAAAAGTTGTTAAAAAAAACATGTTGTAAATTTAATCCATCTAATTCATCCCAAGTAGAAAATATTAATTTGATATTTTTTGCTTCACATAATTCATAAAATGTTTTCCAATTTATTAAAAAATGAATAAAATTTTCAAAATATTCTTTGGGATTAGATCTATTATTATTTTTAGTTGCATCTACATAGTCAAAATATGGTTCAGGATATTTTTGACCATAGGTAAACAAATTTTCTAAAGTTGAAGATTCATTTTTATAAGAAAAATTTCTTTCATGATTTGGCAAAAGTATAAAATATACATCTGGATATCCATATTTTTTAAAATAAATTAAGGAATTAACTATAATTCTATTCCATCCCCAACCAGATTTTGATAAATTAAAAAATCCAGAAACTTTTTCTTCTTTAGATATTTTGTTATATAGCATATGAGACCATGCATCTTCTATGTTTCCACCAACACCCTCAGTTTCAGAACAACCACCAAACAAAATATGTTTTCCATCATGTTTTTCTATAAAATTATCACATCTAAAAAAGTCATTATTATAACGATATGTAACAGTTTTATCATCTATCACACCCCTACGAACTTCTGTCGGAGTAATTGTAAAAACTAATTTTTTATTAGTTGGAAGTTGCTCAAGGTGTTTTTGCCAAGTTACATCAAAATTTCCTTCAAACAAATCATTAAGATTATTATGTTTTTTTAATTTATAATCTCTAAGTATGTCTTTCATTGTTTTTCCTTTTTTATGTATATATCATAAAATCCTAATGAGTGCAAAGCCATGCCGTCAACCACCCAATTCGAATTATTTAGCAAAAATTCATTTGTTACTTGGAACGTAGCGTATGGCATATCTTCAATAATACCATCATAAATTAAATAATCGTTAAGTCCAATAATTCCACCGTCTTCAATAAGTTGTGATGCTAGGTTAAGGGTTGGCCTTATGTCTTCTCTTTTATTTGTTATGTCTATATATATATAGTCATATTTGTTTGATATATTTTTTAAAATTTCTTTGCTGTCACCTTTAAAAGTTTTTAAATTATTATATTTACTAAATTTATTTATAATATATTTTTCATGAGTGTCGGGGGTATACAGCAATTCGTGTTTAAATCCTTCACACTTACACTCTCCAAACCTTCTCCAAGACCAACATTTTAAATCTTGGTTAAACCAATCAACTAAATGAATTAGTTCTGGATTTTTTTGTTTTGCAATTAATTCAGAATAATAGCCCCAGGCTACTCCAACCTCCATATATTTTAAACCATACGGTAAAGTTTTAACATATTCTTCTCTACAAGAAAATATTTTTGCAGAGTTTAGTTGATTTTGATTAATTAAATAAGCGCAATCAATTTTGTTTTCTGATAAAATAAAATTATCTTTGCCTGTAAGGGGCGCAATTGGTTCTCTTGGCATTAAACTAATCCTCCATCTAATTTATCCACAGTAACTGGTGGCATCCCACATTGCATACACTTCATGTTGTCAAAATATATGGCAAGGGCATTGTTTTCAAATATTGCTGATATAGACCATATTTTAGATCCACAAGAACAAATATATGTTTGTTGTTTATTTAAACTTATCATGCATTTATCTTTTCTTTGTGCGTAGGCCAATAATATTTACATGGCTCTTTGCGATCTGGACAACATGGGGTATTGTATGGGCTCAATGTTGCATATTGAAATTTAGCGTAATACATTGGATCTTTATTAAAAAGACTAGCCCTATGTGTAGTAATAATACGCATTGAAATTAAGTCATCATCAAACCATTTAGGCATTAATGTATTCCAATTTTTGCCAACTTTTTTAAATAATTTTTGTATATTAAATTCATTGTTGTCTGTTTTAATATTACGTTGTTTTGCTTCAATAATCATACAATCTAAATATTTTAATAATGCCCCTTCATGATTTTTCCACATAAGGACAGCAGGATGATTACGCCAGCCACCAGTTGGAGACTGCCCAGATAACACATTGAGTATCTGATACCCCTCTAATATTTGTTTATTAAGTCTTTTAGAATCTAGCATTTGAGCAGCCCAAGCAAAATTAGTAGATGGTAAAAATGTTTGCACTATTTTGTAGCCTTTCTGGTTAACAACACAATTGCTCCATTTTCTTCTAATGCTTTTTTGACTCTAATCATATATTGCACTGCTTCTATTTTATCATCATGTCCTAATTTTGTAAAGGCTACTTCGTCTGCTCGAACAACCAAAAAATGTTCATTGTCTACAATATCAACATTAAAATTTTTAGGGGCTCTAATAGATCTAAAAGCCTTACGCATATTATCTGTATACATTATTTATTTTCTAATGTTAAGGCTTGCCAATGATTGGACCACGACTCTTTAGTTTTGTGGCTATTAAACTCTTTAGATGGTTCTCCATCTTCTAAATAAATACCGCCCCAAACTCCGTATTCTTTGCCAGAAACCCCAACAGCAAAACATGTTTTTAACACTGGACAATTTAAACATAATTGATCAATATTATTTTTGTAATCTACGCTACCCTCTTCATATTTATCAAAAAAAGAATTAGTATCTTGATTTAAACATAAAGCAGAATCTTTCCATTTATGGCTTTTCATTAAGATATTTCCTAACGTCAATGCCAACAGGATCTATCTTATCAAAATCTGGCAAACCTTCCCAAAGTTGAACAGAATCTATGTATGAGTACTCTTTTTTTTCTGGATTAACTTTTTGTTTTACATCAAAAGAATACCAAGATGGCATTGTGTATCGAGTTCCACTTTCTACCCTTTGCACAGTATGTTTATAGGCTCCATTTCCTGGAAACATAATCATATCCCCTGGTTTTGGTTTAACGATTAAGTCATAATCTGGAAAAGTAATCTCTCCGCCAGTATACTCATCATTAGGATACATTAACACAGAAACATTATATGTATAAAAATCAGCAGCATACGCTGGTGTTCCGTCAGGTTTTTCACAATCACAATGTAATTTAGAATTCATTCCAGTAATCCATTTTACAAAGTGCGTAGAGTTAACTGGTTTTCTAATAATAGGAATTCCGTATTTTTCAGTAAAAAGTTTATATGCTTCAGCATATATTTTTTCTTCATACTTGTCTAGAATTTTACCGACTGCTGGATTTTCCTTTTTTACCCTATCATCTCTTAAATCTTTTCCACCCATAAACTCATCGTCATCTTTGTATGAATTTAAATAATCATTAATTAATTTTAAATCATCTGACTCAATAAAATTATTAATTAATATAATATTGTCTTTACTATGACCCATGAGATTAAAGTAATTTTGATATGGTTCATAATTAATCATTATTACTCCTATATTTATTTGGTAAATACCATCCATTTTCTGTTATTGGATATTGTTTGTCAATACCCCATTTATTATTTAAAAATGAACCAGACTTATGATTGAATCCATTTGCTGTAATTTCTCTTGAAACAATATTCCAGCCAACCCACCTTAAATCTTTATTAAATTTAACAATTTTTTCTGCTTGCTCTAATTCTTTTATTAACATATGCCTCCTTTAGTACTGGAATATTCCCAGTTCTACTCCCTGTTCTTTAGCCTTTTTGGCTAATACCGATGTTGATTGCTTTGTGTTGCTAAAAAATGCAAAATAATCCATTTGTGTTAAGTATTCATTAATCCAAGCATCCGTTGTTTTATACATACTTATTTTTTTACCTCTTAATTTCATACCTTTTTCTGATACATTACAAAATTCCATGGCAAATTCTGCAACTTTGCTATCTTTAGAACCAACAGCATATATAGCCAACTCATTATCGTCTTGGCTCATACCAGATAAAACAACTCCCATGGCACGTAAAAAGACTGTATAGTCTTTAAACTCATTAGTTGCCTGTACCACTACCATCATTTTTATTAATACCCCTTAAATCGTCAACAATTTTCATCAATCTATCAACTGCTTCTACGTCTAAATTAGATGTATCAACTGGTTTAGCACATGATTGATCTATTTCTCCGTCTTCGGTCAACACAGTTTCATAAAATGTATTATCCTGAATCCAATATGCTTTGTTTTCAATAATAACAACTTTTATACTTTCTGCATTATACTTTTGCATAGACTGTTTTGTTTGTTTTGACTTCTCCCTATTCATTATAATGTTTTTAATAATTTCTTCATTAGTTGGTAAAACATTTTTAACAATATTATGGATTGTGCTTTGCCTATGTTTTAATTTAGGCATAACATTTTTTAACATAGTATTGGCTATTGTTTTACCAACTATATATATTATAGAACAAATCAGGACAGTTGTCAAGCCTGCATAGGATATATATTTTATTATGTCAGACACAAAATCCTCTAATCAGCAAAAGATAGGGATAGAATGCTTCCTGGGGATAAATATTCTGCGCTATGAACAAGTTTTTTGGGAATAAAAATAATATCTCCAACATCTAATACATGTTCTTCTGGATAATTGCCATCTATTTTCCAAACTGACGATCCATTTGTTTGAATAAAAAATGTGTCTACAGAATAAAAAAATTTAGGAGCCTTTATAGATTCAAATGAAGGCAATATTTTGGGGGCTTTAAATGGATTTTGATTTTCAAAAATTTGTTTAAACTCTAAGGCATAATCATTTGTAATTTTATTATCATTTTTACCTATTAAACTAATAGACAAAGAAGATGCTATTTTTTCTCCAGAATGTATTGGTAAAGTTTTATTTAAAGATTTGTCTATTAGACTCAATCCACTATCTTCTATTTTATCTATATCAATAGAACAAGTAGCAAAAGAATAAAAATTAACTAATTTTTTTATTTGCCCAGATCGAAAAATACGAATTATTCTTTCCCAAGATAGACTTGAAATTATTTCATCATTTAAAAAATTTTTATTTAATAATGCGCTATTATCAATTTTAGACTTAGCAACAGATTCTAGGTTAACAAATAACTCTGGCACTATTTAATTCCTTTTCCATATTTTGCCCAAACTCTTTCATGAATATAGTAGCCTATTGACTCCCAAGCAATATAGATAAGTGCTCCTAAACTAGCATATTCCCATTCACCAGTAAACAAATAAATGACACCAGCAACGCCCACTAAGTGAAATGTTTCCCAACTTAATGTTTTTATTAAACTTTTTTTACTTGACTCCAGATTTTTTTTCTTTGCCATATCTTCCATACTCTCCTAAAATTGCCTTAATAGTTCCATCTTTTCTTAATCTTACAACTTTTCCATCTTTAATCTGTATAGGATTAAAGCCATCATGTCTTTTATAACGGCCAGAAGACATTACCACTACCACGTTTTTTAGATTGTTTTTGAATTGAACCAAAAGTGTCTGAAAATAAAGCCTTATCTTTCTGTGCGTTTACAATTTTTCTGGACCAAGAAAATCCTGCATCTCCGCCCCATGCTAGCCACATAATATATCCGTTAGATGGATTTGCTGCATTTCCCCAGTCTTTGCCTTTTTTATCTACTTCATGACGTGAGAAATATGAGTACATTCTTTTAACAGTACTAAGAGAAATAGTTTCGCCTCTTGCTAACTGTCCTGCACGAGTCCAACCTACAGATGTTCCAGCACCATTTGCTTTTCCATCTTCTTTAAATTTAATTGCTCTACGAGCAGCAGATCTTGCTCCTGCTGGTGGTGAGTATCCTTCAGCCTTAGAAAGTTCATTTGTTTCATAAACAACTGTATCGTCATCTTCCCAAAGGTCGTCAGCCTTTGCTGCTGGCACACAATTTGGAACTGGCTTACCATTTGCTCCTGGCTTCATGCCACGCTGTACATATCCATCCCAACATGGTGCTTGTTTTTCAATATTTTCTTCTGGGCAACATCCATCAAATTTATCCATATCTTCTAACTCTGGTTCTTGTGGAAGTGGTTCAATTTGAATCATTAACGACATCATGCATGCAGAATATTCTCTTGTTGCTTCCCAAAAACCCTCTTCATCTTGTTCATATAATTGAATTAATACCGCTGGATTTTCTGCACTTGCTTCTAATGTATATTCGCCACCAGGAACGCCAAGCATTCCTTCTCTCATTACATGAACTACCTGACCAATATGGAATTCATCTTCTTCTCCATGAGAAGTTAAAGCCCAGTCGCCTTCTTTAAGATTTGGCATAGCCTTTCCTATATTTCCTTCAGAAATGTTAATAGCATAAATTTGTGCAGCAGCAGCAGAACGAGTTTTATGGCATCCCATAACCTCTCCTGTGTCTTTTACAGCAGGGTAACCAGAACAACCAGACGATCCTTTAGCACCTACACGATATGGCATAAATACAGTATACCACTATTTGGGTATACCCAAGGCCTCTCTTATACGTAAAAACAATTCTGCTTTTTCTAGTGGTAGTTCTGATATAGCCTTAGAATCAAACGCTTTGGAAGTAAGAGAGATTATTGGATTTATACTAGTAAAATCATCAACATTTAAAAACCCTCTTTCCCAAAAATACATGGTGTCTGCATAAATGATATTCATATGCTCATCATACAAAGCCTTGTTAACATCTTTCATTTTTTCAGTAATTCTGTATAAAAATTCTCCAGTTTCTGGATCTATGCCTTCAAGTTCAAGTGCCCCAGCCTCGAGCAATTCTTGCATAATTTCATCATTGCTTTTAGACATTACCTTTTTATTGCTTCCTCTAGGTCTTCTTTGGTTTCAAGGGCATATCTATTGTCTAAAATTTCAACAGCAAATTTCATCATTTTGTCATAGCCAACAGCATTATCCATAATTTTATTATAATGGTGTGCACAAAACATTAATTCACCAACTCTGCCTTTAATCAGTACCAGGGCTCTTGCTGAACATTTGTCGCACCTATGTGTGGCATCTAAAGATATTTTAGCAGTTTTGTCCATAAGCGTAGTTTCCATATATCAATTATACCTTGTATTTAAACGCTTGGCAACTGTGCCATCTCTTCTTTAATTGAAATGTTCATTTTATATCTTTCGTCAATAATTTCATACACATCTTCATATATTACATTATTTGATAAATGCCTAAAATATATCTTTCTAAAATGAAAATTGCAATGATAAAGTCCTATGCCAGATTTTTTATTTATTGATACAGTAGTAGCCTTTTGAGTACACCAGCATAAGTCAGTATCTTTTAGTTTGTCTGTTTTATTTTTACTAAAGGTTAACTTAACATCTTCTAATTTTTCTATCATATATTTTTCTATCAATGGCCATTGTTTTGGTGTTCTAATCATAACAACATCTCTTTCAGAGTGATAATGATAGTCACAAAGAAAACGTTTTCCCCTGGAACCTTCAAGATAAACATATGCTGGAGCAACACACGATGTGTTTACTTTAAAGACATCCTTTATTATATTTTCTGTTTTTTCTGGCAATAACATAATTGGGTCATAAGCCTGACATATTTGACTATCTGGAATATTAACAATCATTTTCTATTATCTGTTCTATAAAATCCATTTCCATTAAATGTTACGCCAATACTAGAATATACACGAACAATAGGTTTATTGCATTTATCACATTTATATCCTGGATCTGTTTCAGACATTGCTCGAACTTTTACATATCTTTCTCCACAAGGCATACAATCATATTCATATGCGGGCATTATACTTCTCCTGTCGACATTCTTGGTTCTTTTAAACTATGATACCACTGTGGCACTGCATATCTAAAACCTTTTTCAATAGATTTTACCGTATGAGTAAAAACAAAATTTGATGGGAAAAATATAACGCTTCCAGCCTCTGGCTTAATTTCAACATCTATTTGTGGAAAATAAATTTCTCCACCGATATAATCATCATTTAAGTAGGCAACCGTAGATAAAACTCTACTGCTAACTCCTTGATCCTGATGCTCTGGTAAATATCCAGTAGTTCCATATTTTAAAACACTCAATAGGCCTTCTGTTGATTTAATATTTTGAGATGCATGAGGGTATAGTTCTTTTGAATAATGATTATATGCTTTTTCAATTCCACCAAAAATTTTATCATAAACAAAAGATATATGAGAATAAAGGGGATCTAGTTTAAATACATTTTTAGGTTCAGTTATAAAATGTCTTATACAAAATTTTTCTATTTCTGGATTTGCCCCATTCCATTCATGCCATGGTTGAGCAGCACTTTCAACACCTTTTGCAAGTTGATCCTGCATATACTCAATAGAACCAATTACTTCTTTGGTATTTTCTATAGCATTTTTATAATATACCATTCCAGCAGCCTTAATTTCATATTGCATTATAAGTACTCTCCCAACGGCTCATTTTTTCTCTAAAATTTTTTTTATATTCTTTAAAATCTGGACGCACATCTGTTTTATAAGACCAGTGATCTTCATCTATAAACTGAAACCAGATTAAATCTAAAAATTCGTTATCAGAAAAATCTTTTTTAGGACGCCAATGCAAAACATTTTCCCCCTCAAATGTAAGAATTGAATTATTTTTTAACCAATATTCATTACCCTCAATAACTATTGACCAATCAGTATTTCCGTCTAGTTGATAGTCTATTGTAAACTGTGAAGGCACTTCGTCTATATGAGGAGTTAGTTTAGGATCGCCAAACTCTTTACTATATTGACCAAATGCTGCTGCATATAATTTTAAATTTTTACCATAAAGTTCTGATGCTTTGTTTGTAAGAATTGTAATGACTTCTTGAGGTAATAAATCTATATTTGACACTGGGCGAATGATTCTACCCCTTTTACTATCAATTTGACCATTAATACTATTTTTTAATTGTTTTAAATTTTTAATTGTATCAATATCAAAAATGTTATCAACTATTTGACCATTCAAATTAACACCACCTTTTTATAAGTATACCAAACAAATTATCTTAAATCAAAGATGAGCAGTTTATCCACATGCTCAGGTGTATTCCAGTTATTTAAAGGTCGCTGTCTCCCCCGACCACCCTGCGACTCCTCGATGAAGAGGTGCAGAGTTATATTATATTATTTTATTTTAATAGTTTTAGGTTTCTTTTCTTCTGGAACAATACGATCAATTTGTATTTTTAACATACCGTCCTTTAGATCAGCATTGGTAATCTCCATGTATTCTCCAAGCGCAAAAGATCTTGAGAATTGGCGAGTTGCAATTCCATTATGAACTACCTCTGGATATTTTTTTCTTCCATCAGTCTGATCCTTTAATTCACCCTTAATAAATAAAGTTCTATCATCTAAAGTGATTTCTATATCATCTTTAGAAAATCCAGCCACAGCAATAGAAACTAGATAAGAATCTTCATCTAGTTTGACTATGTTGTAAGGTGGATACGACTGTGAGTTTGTTCTATATGCACTGTTTAGGCGACTCAACTCTTTGTTGAAACCAATAAAAAATGGATCTTTAAAAAGATCCATAGCGAATGTACTTACCATTTTATTCCTCCTTCAAGCGAATAAGTTAATGTACCCCCCATTTGAGCAGATACATATATATTATATCATATAGTGTATAATAAAAAAATGAACTTTGGTAAACTGTTTGTAGTTGGTGTCCCTATTGGAAATTTTGAGGATATGCCACCAAGGTCGTTAAGTTATATAAAAATAGCAAAAAATGTTGTAGCAGAAAGTCCAAATTCATTTATTAGAATGTGTGAAATTTTAAATATAGACCATTTACAAAAAAATATTATATCTATACATTTTGATTCAGACGGAACTAAACCTGGAAAAATGAATGAGTTAGAAAATATGACAAAAATAATAGAAATATTAAAATCTGGAGAAGATGTTTATTTAGTTGCTGATGAAGGAATGCCAGGAATAGCCGACCCAGGTTCTAATATAGTAAAAGAATGCATAAAAAACAATATAAAAATTTTTTCTACACCTGGACCATCTGTTGTTATTGCTGCTGCTGTTGCTACTGGAGTTATGCATAACTTTATTTTAGAATCTTTTTTACCTTTTACCAGACAAGACAAAAAGTTATTTTTAAATAATAAAAAAAATCATGAATATCCAATGATAATAATGCTTAGAAATGAAAAAAATGAAACAGAGTTTAATAATGAAATTCCAGAATTTTTAGAGGATGCAAGTTTAATATTAGGAGAAAATAAGCAGGCTTCCCTTTGTTATAATTTAACATATCCAGAAGAACTTGTAATTCATGGCAGTATAAAAGAGTTATTTGAATATTTTTTATCAAATAAGCGAAACATCAAGGATAAAATATGTATAGTTATACATTAATTTTTTAGATTATGGTATAATAAAATTTATGAGATCTCCAGAAAAAGGACCTGCCTACGAAAAATATCTTGAATTTAAAAAATCACAACCAACAATATCTAATCAAGATTTTCAACCTTTTATTGTTGATAATATTTTTTCCGAAGAAGATATAAAATATATTTATAATCTTATAAATATAACTAACGAGGACAAAACATCTTTACAAAAATGGGCTGGTATGAAGGCTTGGCATATGGATCTTGGCCCTAATATTAAAGAAAAAATACAAAAAGCAGTAAAAGAAAATATTGGAGAGCACGTTGTCATGTCTCAAGATCTTTCTTTTGCTAGATACAGCGCAGAATATGGTTATGCTACAAACTTATACCCACACGTAGATACATTTTTTCAAAATAACAAAAATAAACAAAGAATGACATTTGACATTCAACTTTATGCCGACGAAGAGTGGGGCGTTGTAGTTGAAGATGTAGAATATTTTTTAGAAAATAACCAGGCTTTAGTTTTTTGTGGCACACAGCAGCCACATTGGAGAAGACAAAAACAATTAAAAGATGGCAGCAGACAAGATATGGTTTTTTGTCATTTAGAGTATGTTGATGATACTCCATTAGATGATAATCAAGAAGAGATTATTCTTTCTAGAAGTAGATTTTTTTCAGAAACCTATAAAATGATTTACGACAAAGATTTATTTTACTAATAACTATTTCTTTTTTGCTTGCTCTCTTACTTTAGCCAATAATGCAAAATCTTTTATTTTTGTTTCGCCCATATAGCCCCAAGCATACCCGTCTTCAATCATTTGATGATTAACAGATTTATCTGATCCATCAATAAAAACCCAACCAAGAATTCTTCCATATTTTTCTGAACTATCTGGTTTTTCAGTTTTTACAACAATATCCTTTGTATCTTTAAATTTTGACTTTAAATACTCTTTTGCCTCAAGACCTAAAGCCTTTTCAATTTTATCTGTAGTTCTAGATTCTGGGGTATCAATTCCAGCAAGCCTTAGTCTTTGTGCATACGAAACGCTAAAACCAAGATCTATTTCGACATCTATTGTATCGCCATCTACTACATTTGTTACCTTTTTAATTCTATATTCATACATTTAAATACCCCTTTTATTTGTGATTGTGAAACATTTCTGCCTCATGCATCATATATATATTATTATATCCCCTTTTACTGAAGTCTTGACAGACTACAACCATTTCACAATCTGGCTTACCACTTACATAATTAATATGGCTCCACTTAGCACCATTCTTAAATGGTTCTGCCCTATATAGACAAAAACCACTAGACACAGAATAGTATTTTTTATATGGAAGTTTTTTATATTCTTCAAAATTTTCTTGAATTGCACTGTCGTATTCAGGACCTTCTCTAGTAGCCCATTGATCGTATAGCACCCTTTTTCGCATTGTTGCTGCTGCAACTATATCAAAATTGGGTTCTAAATTTTTAAAATTTAATATTTTTGCAACTGCAGGCATTTTAAATTCAACATCAATATCTATAACAAGCACATAGTCTACACTATCTAAGAAATTACTTGCGTCAATTGTTTTGTTTCTTGCAATTGAAAGGTTTTTTACCCTATCTTCATCTTTAGTTGAGCCATAAAACTTTGTATTAATATTTTCAGAGACAATTGATACGCCAGCAAACATAGAATAATCTTGTTTAAAAATTAAACTTTTTGTAGAGTCTGTTGAATCATTTTCGTATAATGACAAATAAAACTCATACTCTGGAAAATAATCAACCATAGCCTTTATTCTATTGTAGTAGTTAACATAAAAATCTTCGTCATTTCTTGCAATAGAGCATATTAATATTTTTTCTTTTTTATTTAATATTTCAGTTTTTATTATTTTTTTATCAACATATTTAGAAATGCAATCATCAATAAAATTTGCATAGTTCTGTTTTATTAAATTCCAATCATAAGTTTGACTATGCTTATATGAATTGTTACATAGTTCTGCGTAAATATCTTCATTTTTTAAAAGTTTAATCTTATTATAATTTTCATCTTCAGTATCTGCAATTAGCATTGATTCGTTTATTTCTTCATTAGAAAAACCTCTAGCCCCAACAGTTGAGGTTATTATTGGAATGCCATATCCAAGAGCCTTCATCATTTTTAAGTGGGTCCCAGATCCACCAGACATAGGGTTTATGAAAGCAAATGATGTTCTAAAATATTTATCCAAAGTCTCATCATCTACATAACCAGTAATATGCACATTGCTTGAAATACTACTAGGCTTAATTCCATTACCGCATCCACCTATAATAATAAAATTAAATTCTGGTAATGATTTAGCAAAACTAACTACCGCTTTTGCTGCCACCTTGTTTGGTGGATGTCCACTACCTACAAAAATAATATCTCTGGACTTAAGTCTATCTTTGTAATTAATTTTATTTTGAACAACTGTTCCATTAGGTATGTACGTCCCAACAATATCTTTTCCATAGTAGTTCTGTAATTTTATAAAATCTAATTTTGAACAATATGTAATTTCTTTTGCTTGATTTAAAATACGAGTTTCCATGTTCTCAACTATGCTAAGAAGTTCTGGATTATTTCCATGAACTTGCTTTGCTAGTTCTAGTTCTGCATTATGTGAATTGTATATAATTGGAATATTTTTAACATTTTTAACAAGGGGCGAAACAGAGTAATGATCAACAATTAAAATGTCATGTTCTTTTGATATATTTGTTAAAACTTTACTAAATATATGCAGATCATCTTTTAATAGTTCAAAAACAGCATCATGGTTAAGGCTGGCAAAATCAGAAATAAGATTTTTTCTGCGTCTATTCATAGTAGATCCTATTTGTGGCTGTAAATAAGTAATATTATTACCTATTTTTTTATCAATTAATTCATTGTTCCAATTAAATGATAAAAACGTAACCTCATGACTAGTCAATGCCTCAAGTAAGGTTGCAGTTCTTTCTTTTCCCCCACTGTTTTTTGACCACTCTGGTAAATTAGCACTTACAACTAAGATTTTTGCCATATTACCCATTATACCCTATGCTATAATTTTAAAAATGGATTATGTGTATATATGTCGTAGTGGTGATAACGATGAATTAAGATATTCATTAAGATCAATTGAAGAAAACATGCCAGAAGGAAGAGTCTGGGTTGTGGGACATAGGCCAATTTGGTATATAGGAGATTTTATCCCTGTAGATGATATTGGTGGAAAGTTTGATAATATTGTAAATTGTATAAAAACTGTTTCTGAAAATAACGATATATCTGATAATTTTATTTTAATGAATGATGATTTTTTTGCTTTAAATCCAATTGACAAACTAAAAAATTACCATGGCGGTTTATTAGAAAATAAAATAACAAGGTATAAAGAGTTAAGGATGGCTCCCAAATATATAAGATTGCTAGAACTAACTTTAAAACAATTAAAAGAAAATGGTATTAGTAATCCAATAGATTATGATATTCATGTTCCTATAATAATGAATAAAACAATATTAAAAGATGCAATTAATTTAGCCTTTTTCCCAAGATCGGCCTATGGTAATTTAGCCAAACTTGAGGCTATTAAAATTACTGATGTAAAAATATACAGCAATGGTGAAAAAATTAATTGGCACGAAATTATAAACAATGATTTTGTATCAACAGAAGATAATTCTTTTATATCTTTAAAAAATAACATATTAGATAAAATGTTTGATAAACCAAGTCAATTAGAAAATCCTAGTTACTAATGTACACCAGGTAGGACTTGAACCTACGATAGCCGAATTATGAGTTCGGTGCCTTAACCAACTTGGCTACTGGTGCTTATTGCGTCCCCAACGGGATTTGAACCCGTGTTAACGCCGTGAAAGGGCGACGTCCTAGGCCACTAGACGATGGGGACTTGGCTGGCTCACCAGGTTTCGATCCTGGGACATCCGAATTAACAGTTCGGCACTCTACCAACTGAGTTATGAGCCAATAAAATAATTGTATCATCTTTGCCATTATTTTTCAACTACCTGCTATAATAATTACATGAATAATTTTGATATGGAAAATTTTGAGTCTATAGTCGTTAAAAATTTTTTATCTGAAGAACATATTAAAAATATTATAAATGATTTTCAAAATAAAATAGATAACAATGTAAAAAATAATAAAAATAAATATGCTGATTTTAAAATAAATGAAAAAATGGGCATGTTTATGTATGAAGTTGAGGCTAAAAATAATCCAGAATTATTTGAGCATATAGGCACAAGATTAAAAGAAGTTTTTGGTATTGAACTACCATCATCCTGTGGTTTACAGTATTTAAGATATAGCAAAGAAACGGGATTTGAGCCAAATGTTAGACCACATGTAGATAGGGTAGAAAAAGAGCAACCGCATATGATTGCATTTAGTCTTGCAATAAATAATGCTAACAAAGAGCCTTGGTCAATGTATATAAATAAAACAAAGTATGATCTTAAAGATCATGACGCTTTATTTTTTAATGCAACAAATACATTACATTGGAGACCATCAAGAAAATTTTCTGAAGAAGATTATTTTGATGTTTTAGTATTTCGTTTTTATGACTATCAAAGTAAAATAATTCTGCCAGAAGAATTACAGAAAAAACTTGAAGAAGAAAGAATAGATTTGTTTGTAAATTATTATTATTAATTAATTTTTATTTTAAAAAATCTTTATCTGCAAACCGTTTTTGTGAAGTGTGCATATACAAAGCCGTATATCTATGTCCAGACTCTACCATATTAATTCCATGGATATATTCTGTTCCAGCACTTGGAAAAAATACTGCCGATAGTTTTCGTGGTTTATAGGTAAAACCTTGATTTGGAAAATAAATCTCTCCACCGCTATAATCTGATGGATCATTAAGGTACATAATAGTGCTCCATTCAATAAAAGGTTCTGGCCCTTGTGCATCAATATGCAAATCTCCTTTAGTTCCCGCTGTCCAGTGCGATCCAAATGCTTTAAAGACATACATATTATTTAAATAACCATTTAAACCCTTTTGCATCTCATTAGATTTGTGTCCATATTTTATTAATAAATCCATTACTGTTTTATTATATGGAAACGCAGTTCCACCATATCTTTGCTTATAATATTCTGGATAAGGATTTTGTTCTGATGGGTTGTTCATTTCATTAATTAATGTTTGAGCATCTTGCTCTGTAATAAAATTGTCTACCACTGTTATTCTATGCATATCAATCTACCTTCCTTAAGTCTTTAATAAATCTGCTTCCATTATGCTGGTCAAATCTAGAATCTGTCCTCTTATATTGTACATCATTTCCATCAAAAGGGAGTTCAGATAAGGTTTTAAAGTCAAAATTATGAAATTTAGAAAAATTATCTATGATTTGTGGGTCAATGTTACCAACAATATCATTGTGTGAGTACTTAAATAATGATATTACTTTGTTATAATTATGCCATTTTGAAAATGTTAAATAATAATTAAAGTCTTCTAGTGTGGTATATTGCTCTACTTTAACAATATTGTCTGGTGCAGCGTAAATATCTATACTATCTTTGTAGTATTGTAAAGATAAAACTTCTTCTTCTCCATAATATTTTAACCAGCCAGGGAAATTATAGTTTCCTAAAGAACTATTTTTCATCATAATTACGTTACCAAAAATAAAATTTCTATCTATAAAGTTTGTCAATGTGAAATCATTTATATCAGAAAATTCTTTTTTAATAAAAAATGGATCTTTTTTATTTATTTTTATTTGTTTATTTCCAGATACAATAACATTTTTATTTCTAACAAATTCAACTAATTTTAAATCCCAATCTTGCTCTACCATTGTTCCTGGAGTAATCGTAAGATGATATCTTCCACCAAGCGTTGCCTTTAATCTTCTATCCTTATATTCTACTGCTCCATCCATATTGTCCCAATCAACTTTGACATATGCCCCATTACACATGTCATAAGAATTGATTAAGTCTTCTAATAGTTTTGCTCTAGTTGGACCATATTGATCATGCCAATGCACAAATAAAAATATTTTTCCAGACCATTTTTTCATTAAATTTTCAAGAGTCTTAATTGCATCTTTATTTCTATAAGAATACATAACTACGTTGATGCTATCTATAGAGTCATTTTGTTTTTCTGCCACTATTGATACCTCTTTTTTTGCCAAACATCTTCTTTATAATATCCAGTTACCATTGTGCGTCTTTTCTCAGCCTTAAATTCTTCTTCTTCTATAGACTCTTTATCATTTTTAACTTCAATTTCCCAATCATCTCTTTTAAATGGAATAAATTGCATTATAGGAGTACCCTTTGGAATTGTACCTATAAAATTTTTCTTTAAGAAAAATGAGAAAAATACTGGAAGGCCCCAAACATCAGAATCTACCATGCCCGAAAGTGTGTAAAAAGGAAGATCATATCTATTCATTGGATGTGTAACCAATACAGAATATCCTGGGGGTGTACGATAAAACCAGTTCATTCTAAAACCAAAATGTAATTGATGGCAATCACTTGGAATTGGAACTTGCATGGTTGGTCTTTTATCTAATAGCATTATTTCGCCTTTCCAAGTTAATGTTGGAAAGCCATTTTCAGCAAGATCAACATGAAGATCATCTTCTAACAAATAATAATATCCAGATGTAAGGGCATCAAAGAATGGCATACATTTTTTAGTATCAACTAAGGTTCCATCTGTTCCTATGTGATTAACTGGATTTAAATTTTTAATATCATTTGTATCTCCATAAAGCGTAAGACTTTTATACCATTCTGGTACTAAAGATATTGCTGGCACTGGCGGGGAATAAAGATTTTGAAAATTTTCCAAAGAAGGAATAAATGTTATTTTTTGTGATTCACTCATCTATATTCCTTTTTTACTCTAAGATTATCTCTATAAAAGTTTTTAAATTTACTTCTTACAAGTAGTCTTTGTTTATTGATAAAACTAGAAGATTCTTTAATATCAACCAATTCCATTTCATATTTATCTCTTTTAAATGGAATAACTTGTACTAATGGGGTGCCTCTTTCAATTATCCCTTTAAAATCTTTTTCAATATACATAGATAAATGTCCATCGCTTATAAATTTATCAGTATCTATTACTGCCGAAAATGCTTGAAATGGAAGACTATCCCTATGTATTGGGTGTATAAATAAAGAACTATACCCACTGTCTGTACCAACAGACCAAAATGGCATAATTCTAAATACTTCTTGGTGATATTTTTTTTCATCTCTTGGATAGTGTGAAACTTGTGCTGGACTATGAGAAGATACTAAGTCTCTTTTAAACATTTTCATATTTTCTGGCAATGACCAAGAAAGTTTTTCTGGATTTGTTGCGTCTATATATATATCACAAGGAAAATAAATTATATATCCACTATTTAAAGCATCAAATATTGGCATACATCTTTTTACAGTTGATGCAGAAAAACCTTTCTTTAAAAATTCTTCTTCATTTCCGCCATAGGCTGGTTGTTTTTTATACCAGTCTGGCATGTTTTTTGAAGCAGGCGTTGGTTCTGGTGCAACATTTATTGTTTCTTGACTAAATGGATAAAATCTAATTTTTGCCATAGAACTCCTTTACCTTTTCTACTATTATATCACTACATGAAAATTTTATAAAATATGCTGGCTGATTTCTTTTAATTCTACCACACTCATTATCAATCATGTGTGACCCAACATTTTTAAATTTAAAAAATAACATTAATGGATCAATTTGTTTTTCTGTATTTTTTTTACTTTTATACTGAAAATTATAAAAATAAAAAGGAGAATCTGTAACTGGTAATATTTCTATATCTATTTCATCCTCATCTATAAACCATGGCATTGCCCATCTATAAACATAGTCAAAACAGTCTGCTACTTTTGTTTTATTTTCTTTTGATAAATAAAATTGTCTCATATGTATTTTTTCTGTTGCATTAAGATTTAAAGAGTTTTGTTTTTTTAATAAAAAAATTTCAGCAAAATTATTTTGACACAATGTAATAATATTATCTTTGATAGAAACAAGTTCTGGTGGCGGACATAATTTATAAAAATTTTTATTAATTGGTTTAATAATTGAATCTTTATGTTCAGTTTTTAAGACTTCGCTATAGTCCAGCCAATCATTTTTTATATTTGACCTTTCGTTAATATATAAAAATGACTCGTTAAAAGATTTATACCATATATTAAAATCAGGACTAGCCATTTTCACCACGTATGATTATAGAGTTATATGTTTTTTCCCATTCTAAGATATCTCTTTCATCATTTAACAGTGGTTGTCCTTTAATATTTAAACTAGTGTTAAGTAATACTGGAACACCAGTTAATGCATACCAATTAGATAGAACAGCATGTAAACCAGGATGCTGATCCTTATTTACTGTTTGTACCCTTGATGTTCCGTCTTGATGAACTACCGCTGGTATTTTTTCTGGTTGCAAACATTTAACTGCATATTGCATATAAGGAGAGTCAAAGTCCATATCAAACCATTTATCTGCATATTCTTCTAAAACAACTGGAGCAAATGGTCTAAAAGATTCTCTTTTCTTAATTTTGTTAACTTCATCTTTTATATTTGGATCTCTTGGATCGGCTAAAATGCTTCTATTGCCAAGTGCTCTTGGTCCATACTCTGCTCGTCCAACAGCAACAGCAGCCACTTTGTTTTTAATTAACTCTGTAATTATTTGTGATACTGGATAAGTACCACCTAAATCATAACCTAAGTATGGATGTTGCCATTTAATATGTTTACCATATGAAGCCAATGCTGCACCTAACGAACTACCCGCATCTCCAGGGTTTGGCATAATCCAAACGTCATCAAATATATTCCATAGCATAGTATTAGCAGAACAGTTTAATGCACAGCCACCCATAAATACTAATTCAGTTTTTCCAGTAATAGTTCTTGCCATTTTCATAAACTCAGCAAGTCTTAATTCATATACCTTTTGAACTGCTGCTGCAATATCAAATTTGTCTTGTTCGGTAACCCATCCCCAATCAGTAATTCCTTGATGAAAATTATACTTTTGAGTATTATAGTCTGGGAAATACTCTTTTACCTTATTATAATATTTATTTGCATCGCCATATGCTGCCATTCCCATAAAAATATATTCTTCTTCGTTTGGCTTTAACCCAACTAATTGTGTAAATGCTGAATAAAATAACCCAAAACTAAATGGATAATTTTTTTTGTACACTTGCTTAATACTTGAGCCATCTCCTACCCAAATAGTAGATGTGTTGTACTCGCCAATAGCATCTAAAACAACAATAACGGCATCACGAAATGGGCTTGTATAGTATCCTGCTGCTGCATGTGAATAATGATGACTAAAGGATTCTCTTGGTACCCATTTTAAATCTTTTCTATTTAGATAGTTTGGCTTTCCCCCGCCAAATCCACCTTTTAATAATATTCTAGATTTTTTTAACCAACGATTTTCGTAATAGGCTATGCGATCTGGTTTTCCATACTGAAGGGCACAATCAATTAATTCATCATTAGTAAACCAGTCATTTTTTTGTTTACTAAAACGTTCTGCATGTGCAGCAAATACTAATTCTCCATTTTTTAACAAAGACACTGATGCATCATGTGTTGTTTCATTAATACCTAAAATTATCATTAACTAATAACCTTTAGTACAACTTGACAAGGATCTCCTCCATCTGACCATTCTTGCTCTTCTTCTTCAGTCATATATGGATCTCCATCATGTGTATTACAAAATGGGGGAGTTATCCACTTTCTACTAATTCCATTTTCCAACCAAATTTCAAATTCTTGAATATTTGATAGTTCTTCCCGCTCTTCTTTAAATATATCTTCCATTATCCACTCACCGTATCTATTGGTCCTTTACAAGATGGAGAATATTCAATTGCTGCTGCAACCGCTTGTCTCAATCTATTTCTAGGATTTTTTTGTTTTTGTGTTGAGTATAACGATCCATATGCATATGCCGAGCCAGAACCCATACATAGAAATGGTTGTTGATATTCAGTAAGAGACATATCAATTGCGTTATGCTCAAATATTCTTCCACGAACACAAATAATCATGCCAAAATCTGCATCCTTACTTGTGTCTACCCACCATTCTTCATAAAACTTTCTTAATGATTTAATAAATTTAGTATACATAAACTTATCTAAATTGCCTTCAGGTAATGGTGGTTTAAAATTGTGTCTAATTCGTTCTCCATCCATTGTTCCAGCATATCCAAAAAGATACGGACCAGTTTTCCAAACTTTGGGAGCAACTATTGACATAATATTATCGTCATCAGAGGCACCACGATCTCCTGCCATATAGACTTTACCATCTTGTCTTACGACGGCAATACAGGTCATGGGATTTCCTCTCAGATTTATCTATTTAAGTATACCAAAAGATTTTTGGTTAGTCAAGCACTATTATTTTATAGTTTGTCCACATGCCGAGCATGTTTTAGTCTTACTTGAAGGTTTTTTTGCTGCAGTTGGGGCAGCCTCACCAAATTTAGGCCTACCAAAACCTACAATAGAAACCATGATATTTTTCTTGTTTTTCTTATAGGCACGAAGTTTTTTACAAACCTCTCCACCATTACGCTGGCTACCTTTTGGATCGCCAGAAGTATTTCCTTCAATACACCAGACAGTTCCATCTCCATTGTCTGTCATAACAATACCTACGTGAGAAATTCTATCTACTCCGTCAGATGGAAAATCAAAGTATGCGACATCTCCTGGTTCTGGATCTGCAACATCCCCATCAATCCATTGACCTGCTTTTTTAAATGCTGCTGCCCCACCTGGAGTATAAACAGTGTTAGGAATTTTTACTCCTGCCTCGTTGGCACACCAGTTTACAAAAGACCCACACCATGGTTGAAAATTAGCCTTGGTGTATGCACCATATTTAGTTTCATTATCTTTTGGACCTTCTACAGTTCCAATTTCTGCTTTAGCAATTTCAATAAATTGTTCTGCTGAAGACATAGTTAGTTTTTATCCCAATTAGTATCTACTGGTTGCTCTTCTGGCATGGCACCATCTGGTTTGGCAAGTCTCCGTGCTTTTGCTTCATCAATTTCTGCTTCTAATTTTTTATCTGCCATAGTATTTTTAGCGTCAACTTCTTTATTAGCAATTTGTGCTGCCATAACATCTTTTGCACCAGATTGACCAATTAAAATACCCGCTAAAGTTCCTGTAATAAAAGTTGCTACGCTACCTAATACATTAAAAAACATTTTGTCATTTTCTGATTGACCAGTTAATGGTTGCTCAACAAAAACCAATGCATATAAGATTCCCATTGTGGTAAAGAATAAAATTCCACCTAAAGTTAAACCTAAAATAAATTTTAATAAACCATCTAATTCTGACTGTGTTCTTCTTTTACCCATTGTTAGTTTCCTTTACTAAGTCTTTTGTGCATGTACCAGTTGCTTCGCATGCTGGGGGATTGCACTTTGCTTCCTTCCAATTTGCTGGGTCCTGGCATTCATACCTATATCGACTTGAGCAACCTGAAAGGCTTAATACAAGTATACAGCAAATAACGGCAGAGGTCACCTTTTTCATATAAATATTATACTATAGTATTATTAGTCTTCTTCTTTTTCTGCTTTTTCTCTAATACCTATAGTTAAAAACCACAAGGCTACTGAGGCTAATGTTACATAACCAACCACAGTCTTAGCACTACCTTCAAGTACAACCCAGGCTACAAAAAATCCTAGAAATGTGAAGTTCTCGCTAAGAATCGCCATCATTCTTTTCTTTAACCAGTTCATATTACCCCCTTATCCTCATTATTGAACTACCAAGAATTACTTGACCAACCAATACGGCTGCTACAAGAACTTCTTTTGCAGTTTGTCTTTCTTCTTCTGACATATCAGCACCTATATTTGCTAGCGCTTTAAACACTTCGCATTGCTGTTCTTCTGTCAAACCTTCAATTGCTTCGTCTGGATTAAAACATCCAGTAATTGCTCCTACTAAAGCAGCGGGAGACTCTAGTGTTAATAATGCTGATGCTACCTCTGCAGTAATAACAACAGGGTTACCATTTAAATCTTCTCTCACTTCTACTGGTATTGCTGGTGGAAGATCACGATATTCAAGTCCCGCTGACTCTATGGCTGATGCTTCAACTGGGGCGCCTTCGGCTGAACTTACTAGTACATCTGCAACTAAATCTTTTTCAGCCAAGGTAAATTTTCCATCTTCGGATAATGTCTCTGATAAATTAACAATTTCTGCTGTTGTTATTTCTCCATCTGCAGATAACATTTCTGTAATAAATTCTGCCTCCGATTCGGTTAATCCGCCTTCGGATAATGTAGATGAAACTTCTGCAGCAATTTCTTCAGATACTTCTCCGCCATTAGCAATTGCTTCTAAAACTTCTGCAACTTCAGATACATTCAAACCACTATCTGCAACTAAATCTGAAACTAAATCTTGTATTTCTTCTACAGATAAGGTATCATTGCCTTGTGATATTTCTTCAAAAGAATCCTGATTTTCTTCAAGAATATTTTCTAGTTCATCGTTGGATGAAGGCTCATCAGATTCAGGTGTATCCGTTTCAGGAGATTCAGGCTCTTCGGAAGGTAATTCATCGACAGGATCTTCAGGGATCTCTTCTGTCCCTGTATTATCCTCTTCAATTGGAATGGTTTCATCTGGTAGAGTTTGTTCGTTGTTATCAACAGGATAATAAATATCTCCACCAATAGTTATACTTGAACTTGGTGCGGGGATAGAAATAATAGTTTCAGTATATTCACTAACAGGCCCAGACCAGTTAGCAACCCTAATAGTATAAGTAGCGCCTTGTGTCAAACCACTTAACTCAATAGACTCAGGAGCACCATCTGTATTCAAAGTTTGTCCTTCATATGGATTTGCTACATTTGGATCGTTTGATATTACTTGATAAAACCATGTGTTTGCTGTATAGCCTGTTGGTAACTCAGGAGTAATTGTTACAGTAGTACCATCAATAACTGGCTCTGCAATAATTGGGGCAGGGGTAGGAATGTTATTGTTAATAGCAGTAACTAATTGACCTGATTTAGTATTTAATGCTGACTGAAGAGATATTTTTGTTGATACCGCCGAGTTTACAGCATTAGTTAAAGATGTTGTATTTATAGCATTTATTGCTGAAGTGTTTGTAGTATTTTGAGAAACTACTGGAGTGAGGCTTGAATTTAATTGTGCAATAGTGGCATTTGCTGCATCAACTGATGCTTGAACTGTTGAAGTATTTGGGTCTACGTATGGAGTAAAAGATGCACCTTGATTAATTTGTCCATTAAATCCAGATCCAGTATTAGTGTCAGCAATTTCTGTTACTGTTCCATTATTTGTTTCCCTGTAATTAAATCTTGCACCACCAGGTATTGGACCATTAGCACTAACACTTGCTATCCATGCGCCATCGTTTGGATTTACATCTGCATTAAATCTAATTTGAACCATTTGTGTTGAAGCATCTTGTTGTGGATAAGGCCTTAAATCCCAAGCAATGTCTAAACTTGTTCCAGTAGTTGAATATGTAATTCCAGTGCCTGTGCTCCAAGTTGTCCAGTCCCATCCAGCAATAGAAACTGATGGGGCATCTGGAGTTTGATAATAAACCCATCCTTGATCTACACCAAATGTTATTGTTGCATTTGATCCCACATAAACATCATTGTAAACTGTTCCACCCATTTGCATTCCAAAAGGAAGATTCATTCTTATTCCAGCATCATCTACGCCAGCCAAAACGTTTGTTGTTGTTCCAATAGTTGCCTGTAAATTATTTACTGCTGTTTGGGCATTATCAATAGCAATATTTGCCTGTGTTAATTCTGTTTGTGCTGTGGCTTGGGCTGTTACCGCTTCTGTTTTTGCTAATGTGGCTTCAGATATTTCTGTTTGAGCCTCTGTTATTTGTGTTCCTATATTATTTATAGCGGTAGTTGCAACAGTTACTGTAGCCTTTGCATCTTGAATCACTTGAGAACTTTGATCTATTGGGGTAACAGATAGATCGACATTACTAATATTATTAATAGCAGTTTGAACATTATTTATTTCTGCATTAGCCAAAGAGATTTTTGATGATATTTCTGTTGTAGAAGATTGGGCTTGGGAATATTCGGCTTGTGCTTGTGTTACCTCTACTACAGCATTGTTTGTGGCTGTAATGGCCTGCTGGACCTCTGTATTGGCTGCCTGTAGGGCTGTGTTAACTGCCTGTTGTGCAGGACTAATGACTACCTGCTCCTGATTAATTTCTCCTTCAGCATAAGAAAAATCTGTTGGAGAAAATATCATCCATAAGGTTAAAAATAAAGATACTACGCCAATTTTTAAAAACAGTTTGTAAATCTTGGGTCTCCTCATTAGACTATGTCTAATAGGATAATTATAACATTTTATTATAAAAAAAAGACGTAGATGTTACTCTACGCCTTTTCTTTTTTTAATTGTTTATTACTTAATCCAACTTACTTTTAATTTAGGGAACTTTGCATTCCATTTTTTAGCAAGTGCGTTGAATTTAGCCTTTAGGTCTGCAATAGCCTTATCTGCTACAACCTTATCTGCTGCACGAGCAGCCTTTTCAGTTGCAAGTGCTGCCTCTGCAGTTGCCTTAGCAGCATTTGCTGCAGCAAGTTGTGAATTAACAACTGCAAGTTCTGCATTCTTTGCAGCAAGTTCTGCTGTAAGATCACGAACTGTAATTGTTTTTACAACTACTCCGACTGGAGTGGCAAAGCCAGATACCGCAGCAGCAGTTGTTGCTGTTGCAATAAGAGTTACAACACCAGATGCTGGCATTGTTACATCTACAACTTTTGTACCAATTGTTGTAGTAGTTGTTGTTGCTGTATCAGTTGTGTATGCAGTAGTTGTTGTTCCTGAAGAGGTTACAACTTGTAGTGAAATAGATGCTCCACCTTTTGCATTACCAAAAATATCAGCAGCAGAAAGAGTTACCTTCTGTACTGAACCAGCAGCAGCAGAAGATTCACTAGTCAATGCAATTGTATTAATTGCACCAGCAGTGCCCTTGAAATAATATGTAGTTGTTGTTCCTCCAACAGTTACTGCTACTGTTCCGTCAGCAGTTCCCGTATTAAAAACATAAAAGTCTGCAGTAGTACCAGAACCTGTGTTGTAAGAAAC